CCTCTTGGTTTAATGTATATTTAAGGCATGGGAAGAGATGAGTTTATAACCAAAGCGGTTTTAGTTCACGGAAACAAGTACGGTTACGGCGGTGTCCCTGACACCATATTAGAAAATGACACACCTGTACCAATTGTTTGCCCCATTCATGGTTTGTTTTATCAAACTGTTTATCAACACTTAAATGGTGTTGGTTGCATAAGATGTTTAGAAAAGTAAGAGTATGGTATTTAGTGAAGGCGATATTTTATATATGGTAACGGAAAGTGTTAAAAAGATACTTTCTGAGGGAATTAGTAGTATAGTTTATCATTTTACCAGTTTAGAAAATTGTTTCAATATACTGAAGAGAAATGAGATTTTTTTAACAATGTCCACCAATTCTTCTGACGCATATGACAACAAAAGGCTATTTTATTTGTCAACACAAAGAAGTAGAAGTAAGGAATTAGGTTATGCTGGACATATGGGTAGTTGTGTGAGAATACAAATTGATGGACAAAAAATCATGAACAATCTTACAGGTAAACCAATTGATTATTGGGGTACGAACATGGGTAAACAAAGTTATTACAAACCTGAAAATGATAGCACTTACGGTAGAGGTTTAACACGGTCAAGGCAAACACACCATAATTTTGAAATGGAAGACAGAATTGTGTCTTATGAACCGTCAATACCTGAATTCTCTAAATATATAACAAGGCTTGATGTCTATATTGACCCAAGAACCGATAGATTGGAAAACACTAAAATACAAAAATATATTGATGATATTAACAAAAAGATTAATAACGAATTAGAAAAGGCCGCATTGATTTATACTCTTGGTTCCGAAAGATTGAAAATAAACACAAATGTTTACAATAATCTCAAAGACTTTAATTATATGACTGAAAACACCATTAATGACCAAATGAAATCATTATATGATAAAGCATATGAAGGTGGTGATAATAAAGAGTACAATGAGACTGAGGCATATCGGACATCACAGGGATTCATGGGTGAAAGAAAGAAAATTAATGTACTTACAGAATTGTTTAATGTTTTAACACTTGGTGAGATATATAGGAGTAACGACAAGGATAAAATAATAGCCACAACATTAAAAAAATATAATTTAGCCAAATACATTAATATTGTAAGAAAGGAACTAAGTGGAAGATGGGGAAATTCATATGCCGAAAGTTGTAATTTATTGTCAAACACTTGTAATGCGCCTTTAAGGAAACTTAATCATGAGGTTGGTGACGATGATTCATTGAACATAATGAGATTTGCCGCTGATATATTGAAAAAATATGGTGTAAACAGTTTTACCGCATTACCATCAAAGGTGGAAAACAATTATTAAACATTTACTTTGTGGGTTTAAACAATTATTTTAAAAGAAATTAGAAAATTATATGGCTGAAAATAGACCAACAGTATTTCAAAGAATGGGTACACTGTTATTTGGTAACAGTGTGCCTTATGACATAACAAGAACACCTGTTACAGCTGGGACGACAGCGACAAACAGGGTGTTATATACAACAAAAGACAAAGAGGATTATGAGAGAAAACTGTTACAATATAAGCAACAGAAAACACTTTCATATCAATGGGTGAAAGCAGGTGTTGACAATTCTCTTGAAAGTCTTGCAAGTTATAACGCGGTTAAACTTATGTTCAGGGATGCTGACCTTATGGACGCAACACCTGAAATTGGTTCAGCCCTTGATGTTTACTCTGAGGAAGCGACTTGTTTTTCTTCTGATGGTGTAATGTTGAGAGTAAGTTCTAAATCAAAGAGAGTAAAGGGTATATTGGAGAATTTGTTTTACAAAAATCTTCAAACACACATTATGTTACCTATGATTGCAAGGGCGATGTGTAAGTACGGTAACCAATATATGCTTTTAAATGTTGTGGCTGGTAAAGGTGTTATGGGATGGAAACAGTTACCTGTTTATGAAATGGACAGGTTAGAGAATGGTTATGCTTCCATGTACAGTGGCATGTTACCAGGGCAAGTTAATGATTTAAAACCCGATGAGACAAAATTTGTTTGGGTTGGTCATAATGAATCAATGGCTTATCAGGATTGGCAAGTAGCGCATTTCAGACTTCTTAAAGACAGTTTATTTTTGCCTTATGGTACCAGTTTACTTCATAAAGCAAGAAGGGCTTGGAGAATGTGGAGTATGATGGAAGATGCCATGTTGATTTACAGGCTTGATAAAAGTGTTGAGAGAAGGGTGTATAAGGTATATGTCGGAGCGATTGACAATCAGGATGTTCCTGCATATATACAACAAATCGCCGATGGTTTTAAACGAACGCCAATCATTGACCCAGAGACAGGGCAAGTTGATTTACGTAAAAACTTCCTTGCGGTTGACCAAGATGTGTTTATACCCGTGAGGTCTGCTGATGAGCCTACATCAATTGAGGCGATGCCCTCCGCACAAAATCCAACTTCAATGGATGACATCAATTATATGCAAAACAAAATCCTTACAGCGTTAAGAATACCAAGACCTTTCTTGAATTTCCAAGACGCACAGGGTAAAGGACAGAACATGTCATTAACTGATATAAGGTTTTGTAGAATGGTTAACACCATCCAACAATTCTTGTTACTTGAGTTAAACAAAGTGGCAGCGGTTCACCTTCATTTCCTTGGACTTGACGATGAGATAACCAATTTCACATTATCATTAAACAATCCGTCAGCACAAATTGAGGCACTTGAGTTGGAGGACTTAACAAAGAGAATACAAACAGCAACAGCGGCATTAGCCGACCCTGGTATTGGTATACCTTTGATGTCTTTACACATGGTTTTGAAAAAAATCATGAAAATGTCTGATGGTGAGATTAAGGATATGCTTAACGAAATTAGGCTTGAAAAGGCAATGGCAGCTGAATTGCAACAAACAGCCAACATAATCAAAAAAACTGGTATGTTTGATGAGACAGACAATATTTATGGTGACTATGATGCCATGAACAATCCTCAACCACAACAACAGCAGGGTGAAAATGATGATATGATGGGTGGCTCAGGTGGCATGGGCGGCGGCGACATGATGGGTGGCGGCTCATTAAATATGGACTCTTTGGGTAGCGCAGGGAGTGAGGATATGGGTGATATTGGCGGTTCTGAATCTGAGATGGATATGAGTCAAGCACCTAATGCTGATAACGGCACACCAATGGAATCATCAAGAAGGAGCAATAAACCATTGCTAAATGAAGTTAAAACATTTACCGAACAATATTTTGATATGTTGGATAAATCAATGAGGTCAGACCCTGAATATGTCGAGGAAAACGACACATTTGAAAAACAAAATGTTTTTTTGACCGAGGAAATAAATAACCTTCTCAATCACATTGATAACGTGCTTGATAATAGCATTCTTCCGGACAAAAATGATGAAGAAGATATAGATGATGAAGATATTATTGATTTAGATGATGACAAAACAGATTAATTAACTATTTATTAGAAAAAATGAGATATGGACAAATATTATAATATAAATTTTAATGAGATTAAAGACATTAAAACACTTAAAGAGACACAAGAAAAAATTAATTGTGAGATTAATGAGCGTTTATCTGAAATGAGAACCAATGAGTTTGGTAAACAACTTTCAGAATCGTCTTTCGGCTACATCAAAAACTGTTTTGAGGAATTCACACCTTATTTGTTTGAGAACAAAGAAGGAAAAAAAATCATCAAGAAATATATAAAAACAATAAGAGAAAATAAAAATCTTGGTATACTTCACGGTGTCTACGAAAGTGTTAGAAGAACAGGAAAAGACACGGATGTGAATTATTTCATAAACACATTAGTATCAACCGAAAAAGATATCAATAAGAAAACAATTAAGGAGGATGTCAAAAAATTAGGGGATGTGCTTAATGAGGCATATCACATCATTAAGAAGAATCTTCCTGAAAAAGAGGAAAGTTTAGATAATATTCTTCCTGAAAATAAGGAAAGTTTAAACGCCGCAATTGAGTATGTTGTTGAGAACAAGTCAACAACAAAGAACCTACCTGAATTTAGTTTCGCAATCAAAACCATAAGGGAAGATATTGAGTCAAGGGAACATTCACTTGTACTCAGTAAGAGTAAGGATGTTAACACTAATTTTGATAACCTTGTTGAATCCTATAATGAGCGGTACAATGATTTGTCTGACACTGAGAGAAAAATTGTTAATGAGATACTTTCTTCAAGCGATTCAGAATCTGTATTTAACAAATATCTTAAAGAGTGTCTTAACAAGATAAATGACAAAGTTAATTATTTTATATCTGTTAATGATAACGAATCAGTTAAAAGGCTTAATGGCATTTATGAACAAATCGCTAAAAAGAAATATTCCAGTGAAACATTATCAGAAGACATAAATAATATTGTTGAGATAACCGAATTATTTGGATGAGACTTATCATAACAGAAGAACAGTTCAATATAGTCAAAGATTTATATACATTAAATGAGGCTATTGGTGAGATTGATGAATCAGTGTCACTAAAACAACTTGTTCAAAAATATAAAGCGGCACTTACCGCCGGTATTGCCGCTTCCACTATTTTATTTTCAATAAATGCCCTTAATTTACCTGGGTTAGAAAAAGATTTTTTAAAAAAGGAGGTTGGTGTTGAGTTGAGTACTAATTCACAAAGACAAAAAAGAATTGATGCTGTGACAAAATACATTGAGACAGCCTTGAAAAACCAGGGGTTTTCCATGGAAAATTTACAGTTGTCTCCTGAAAAGATTGTTGATATTTGTGATGAGAATGGTTTTGATTTACCGTTGTTACTTGCGCAAGCACATCAAGAAAGTTGTTTTGGTATGACAAATAGAGCAAGGAGAACAAACAGTGTTTGGTCGGTTGGGTCATATGATAATGGAAAAGATGTCTGTAAATATGCAAACCAAAATAGTAGCATACAGCCTTATATAAACCTTATGAAAAACAATTATCTTGCAGATAAAACAATTGATGAATTGTTATCACCAGGAAATTTTGTGAATAAGAAGGGTTTAAGATATGCCCAAGATAAAAACTATGAAGGTAAAATAAAAAACCTAAGAAACAGAATAATTAATAAATACCCTGAATTGGCGTAATAAAATAAAAAAAAGAGGACTATTTTAGTCCTCTTTTTTTTATTTGATATAAATCAATAGTGGTTCTTCAATTGGCACTTTCAAATTACCTTTTGGGTATTCTATTCCATCCTGAGTTAAGTCACCATTAAATTTAATTTCAAACCAACCCTCATATATTCCTGGTTCCTTAACTTCCCTTTCTTTCCATTTATATTGAAGAATGTATTTCTCTTCACATCCTTCGGATTTAGCAAGAACTATTTCCGCTTTTTGTTTAGCGATTTTCAATATACCGGTTTCAGCGTTTCTCATTGAGAAAAGCACAATACTATCTTGTAGCGCGTTATCAAAAAAAGACTTTTTATAGTCATATCTCCCATCGTTAATTAATTCCATCCTAAGACAAGGATTAACACTCCCTCTTATCAAATAAAATTCCTGTGCCATTCTTAAAAACTATTTTAATATAAATAGTTTAACATTTGGTTTTACTTACAGTAAAGTTATTGTTTTCAAAAATAGTCTGATATTTTTCAAGTATTTCTTTTTCTGAATATACTTTTTTGACCATTTCCTTAAAATTTTTTGTTGAGTTAATTATTTCAGTTGTTGGTTTGACATATAATTGGAATGTGAGAAATGATGGTTTGTTGAACGCTATTCTTTCGTCAGCGATATCAATGAAAAATCTATAATCTTTTTCAAAATACTTACTGTTTTCAATGTTATCTTTAGTGTATTTTATCATTTCCTTTTTAATTTTGTTAAAAAGAAATGTATAGTTGTCCTCTGTTTTCGGTTTAACATAAAAACCACCTTCAAAATAAATCACACTCATGCTTTTTTTGTCAACAGTTTTAACATTAAGTTTTCCGTTCTTAACATCTATTTTTACATTACTGGTAATTTTCTTTTGCATATTAATAAAATGTTTTATATTAATATAAAACATTTTATTATAAAAGTCAAGTCAAATACAAGAAAAAACCACCTTTTTTAAGGTGGTGAAAAACCATAACATAACCTTATGGACACACATAGGTATCTTGGGCAACTAGTTTTTCCATTTATTATATATTTCTAAAAGTATGTCGTTTCTCACAATATCTTTTTCAGAAAACTTAACAATACCCACACCATCAATGTCAGTAAGTCTTTCCATCGCATGTAAAAGGCCACTGTTACCACCTCTCACTTCTTTTCTGTCTGTTTGTAGGGGGTCACCTGATATGACCATTTTTCCTGATTCAAACCTTGAAATAATTAAAAACAAGTCCTCTTTTGTAAATTGCTCAGCTTCGGAAACGCACATAAAGGCGTTAGATAGGCTTGCGCCTCTTAAAAAAGATATTGGTCTGATTTCTATTTTTTCGTCTTCAACCAATTTATTTATTATTTGATTTGGGTTTTCATTACCCGACTTTTCAAGAATCTTTTTAAAACTATCCAATTCATTGAGAGCGAAATTATATATTTTGTCTTCTAATGTTCCTGGTAAATGACCAAGGGAAAAACTGGAATTGGAACAGGTGGGTAATATTAATATGATTTTTTCTATTTCTTGATTTTTTAACATGTCTAATGCTATGGAGTTGATAACGAATGTTTTTCCAACACCAAAAACGCCTTCAACAATAGTGATTTGATTGTCCTTTATCGTGTTAACCAGTTCTTTTTGTTTCTGATTTTTACACTTTAGATTAATTTTGTACCTTAAAGGCTTATCCACATATTGTTCAAGCACAGTATCTGTCACAGCAGACACTTCTTTTTTCTTTTTTCCCATTTATACAGTTTTAGATAATTATTTCCTATTTTAAATTTTCTGGCCAGAAAATAATTCCTTCAACTGATAATAAATAGTTGATAATGTATAAAAAAAACTGAGAAAATAAAAGAAAATCTTTTCTAATAACCTAACTATTTATATATAAAACAGAAAAAAATATTATGGTAAGACATTTCTTTTTAGATAAAGTAAATACAATTGTAGAAAAATCTTATGCGAACCTTGGTCTTAATCCTGTCATGGAACTGAATTATGGTGGGTCATTTATATCAAGGGGGCTTATTCATTTTGATTGTGATGAAATAAAATCTCTTGTGGAAGATAAAACATTCGCCGACACAAGCAAATTAAAATTCACATTAAAAATGACAAATTGTTTCTCAGTTGATGGTTATCCTAACGCCAAATTATTACTATCAGGTAAAGAAGTTAAACAAAGAGCCGCTTCTTTTGATATTATAGCATTTAAATTGCCGTTTTTCTTTGATGAGGGTAGAGGTTTTGATTTTGTAGCGGATTTTTGGATTAACAATAACAGGTCTTTTGATAATCACGCTTCTAACTGGTATTTTTCACAAGACGGTAAAGTATGGCAAGTGGATGAGGATAAAATTGATTTGAATAATCCTAACCTTAACCTGATTAATGACCACATTTGGGTACTTGAGGACGGTATAAGAAAAAAAATATATCTTGATGGTGGTGTTTATTCAAAAGAATATTTGGAGGAACAATATAAAAAGTATAGGGATGGTGAGGAATCAATAATCATTAACAAACAACATTTTGATTTCGGTAATGAAAACCTCTCAATGGACATAACCAGTTATGTAATGAGCATAATCAATGGTGATTGTAATTATGGTATTGGACTAATGTTTGTGCCTCAGTTGGAAAAAACCGAGACAAAAATACCACAGTATGTCGGTTTTTTCACTAATAACACCAACACTTTTTTCCATCCGTATGTGGAGTGTGTTTATTCCGAAACAATATCAGATGATAGGGAAAATTTCTGTATAGGTAAACAGAATAGACTTTATCTGTATTCAACAATTAACGGTTTTCCAGAAAATTTGGATGAGTTACCCACATGTTCAATTAATGATGTACCTTTCGAAGTGAAACAAGCCCAAAAAGGGGTGTATTTCACTCAAATTTCAACAGAAGATATGGAGATGGAGGGAGGAACCATTGGTTATGATTTATGGTCTAATTTGGCTTATAATGGGCAAAAATTGGACGATGTTGAAATGGAATTTGAAATTCATCCATTAGGAAAATATATTCACACAGGTAAGCATTTTGATGTGAGAAAAAGTTTTGTACCAAGTTTGTATGGTATAAATGACGCTGAAAAAATCCGCAGGGGTGATATTAGGGAGGTAACAGTTGATTTCAGAAAAGAGTTTGAAAGCGAAAAAATGGAGTTGATTGATTCCGCTGAATATAGACTATATGTCATGGATGGTACAAGGGAAGTGGATGTAATTGATTATACACCCATTGAAAAGGGGTTTTTACACAACTTTTTCATGGTATACACCAAAGATTTGGTTCCCAATAATTATTATATTGATATTAGAGTAAGAACAGGAAGAGAGGAAAAATACTATAGAAACGCCTTGAGATTTACAATTATAAGTGATGTAACAGAAAGATATGAATAATAAAAGTCCACTTTTTAGTGGACTTTTATTATGTCGTTCTTACATCGTCAGATAGCATTTTTGATAAGTCATAATTCATCACATTAACAACTGATGCGTCAGGACATGTCGGTAAACCGACATATGAGTGTGTATGCGTAAGAAAGGCGTTTCTAAAAAGGGTAAGGAACTCAACCAATATATCACCGTATGGTAATTGGTGTGCCTTTTCCACAATTTTTCTCATTTCTTCATCAGAAATCAGTTCATCTGGGTCAGTGGTTTTAAAACCTGCGTTGTTTCCAATAAGGTTGATTTTATCTCCAACAATCGCCACACTACTTTGGTATTCCTGTCCATCATTGGTTGTTTGTGTTTGTTCGTTATATTTCGCTTTAATATAAGCTGGATTTTTTCTATTAAATGTGACTTTTCTTGGACTTGTCTTGTCACTTACTTTAACACCTGCTTTAATCCTTACATCGTTATCGGTAAGTTGTATGCTTGCGTTTTTTCTACCTTCAATGGAAATATCATTCTCTTTTGGAAATGCACCATTTGTGTTGGGATTCATTGATGGTGCTTCATCAGGTTTTACTATTGAACCTCTATTTAACGCGCTTGCGTCCATATAATACGGTTCATATTCCATGTGTGTGGGTTGTGTGATTATAGGACCGATATAAAATCTTTGGCTATGGCCATCAGTTGCTATGGCGGTTAGTACATAAACAGATTCACCGATTTTTGGTTTTATATGTAACATTTTAGGCAATAATGGATATACATACTCATTAACAGTCTCACCCACATCCTCCGGTATGAGCATCACTTTTATCCTGTCACCGTCTGTCTTATCGTCAACACTAATAACCTTAGCCTGTCTAATAAGTGGAATTTCTTGTGCCATTATTTAAAAATGTTTTTACTTCTTTTATTCATTTCCTCAACAACCTTATTATATTCATTGTCCAAGGAATCCATCTCATCACATAGTTTCTTAATATCTTTTTTCAGAACCTCATATTTGTTGGTTAATTCGACTTTGTAAATATTAAGTTCACCATTAGTGAGTGTTTTAATGTCTTTTTTTTCCATTATCTTATAATACCTTTAACTGTTGTGTTTATTATATTTGTCCCTGTCCCAACCAATGGTCCACCTGCGTTCGCACCAGTAGTTTCAACGACAATACTTCCACTTGGTATAGCCACTTGCACAACAGCGTCTTCCTTAATCGCGTCAACAATACATTTGACCACATTGTATGTGTACTCATTTATTTTGTTTGGTGAGCCATCAGGATTTGTTCCTGTGGGAATACCAATGGTATTATTGTTACTAATCACGTTAGCCGTGATTTTTGAAGGAGATAAACCAGGTCTTTGTATGGCGACAGCCTGTAATAATAAAGTCGGAAGTGTCTCAGCAGGTGTCTTCATTTTATCTATGACTGAATTCATCAAGTCAATTATTTTGTCAAACATAGCCATTTTTAACATGTTTCTGTGCTTTCTGGAACATCACTTGTTTGTGTTATATCCGCATAATTCACATCATCAATTTCAGTCAAAACTTTCGTTCTTTTAAATGTCGGTAAACATAGTCTTGCTTCAAGTAGTAGTGTTCTCCAGTAATTTATTTTTTCAATGCCTATAATAGCAATGTATTTTGCGATTATCGGCTCAAGTAACTTGTAATATAGGTTAATTAGATATGATATTAACTCATATTTTATGTATTGTACAATTGAGATAATCGTTCCCATTATTTTTCTATACAAAACAAGTAATATCTGTCTAAAACTTTTAATGTCCTCAAGATTGATTAGTCCCATGACGCTGAAATTAATCATAAAAAGTAACATGACTTTAGGGGACAAAAGTGATTTAACCAAAGGTCTTACGATAGAAAAGACAATATTGTTCAACCACTCACAATTATAGTTCAACATCCATTTGTCCGATATTTCAACAGCGGCATCTTTTCCTGGTATTGCTGAAATATCAAAAACAGTTTTGGTTATTGTCGCTATTTTTTCATTAATGGTGGCAGTGGAATTAATTTGGTTAAGTGCGTTAAGACCGAAGTCCTCATCTATTTTCATTACCGGTGATGTCTCACTGTTCAATTCTTTACCACCATATCGTTCCATTTCCATTTGTTCCAACATAGTGTTGTAATCATCATTGGAGAAACTGAAAAAACAATCTGAAATTTTAACATCATCTTGTTCAAGTGCCCTTTTGATTATTTCGTTAATTTGTGCGTCAAGTATGTTTTCCTCTATACTGTATTTTAAACTAATATTTAGTGTGCCAAGCACATTGCCACTTAATAATTCATTAATCATATTGGCAATAATAACCCTTGGTGAGAATATCTTTATGTTTTTCAGATAATCGTTATTGAAATCAAAAATGGTTTTGTTTTCATATGTTTGTCTTGGGAACAAAAGACTGATTGATTTTTCTCCATCAACACCGTTGACATAAAATTGTAATATAGGATGAAGTGGTGCGTCAACATTGTTGTCCGTAAAACCTGAGGGTAACAATTTCCAATTCCCACCTTCAATGTTGGTGGTTTTACTGTTATACCAATAGTTCCATTTTTCTGATGTATCTCTTATGTAGTCAGCATCTGTTTGTTCAACCAATCTACTGTCCCACATCAGTTTATTTTTTTCATTTTGTGTTATTTGTGTTCCCCTGTTCAAGACATACCAAAGAAAAGCGTTTAAATCTTGCGTTTTATATAATGTGTTGGGTGTCATGTCGGCATCAACCGAATAAAAATTTTGACCAATGTCTGTTGTGGGACAAATATTTAACAAACCTGATGTGTCAATGTATTTTAATGGTATTTCAATTGGTGATGTTATTTCATTATTATTACTGTCCAGGTTATATTCCTCTATATTAGGTAATAATGAGCATGATAATATACTTGTCAATATATTCATCAAAATTGTTTTAACATTGTTTTCAAGACCAGTTAAAAATTCACTTTGTGGGTCATGGGCAATTTTTGTTGTTTTATAATAATATTCCCCATCGTAAAGAATATAGTCAGGTGATGCGATTGTCGCTTCAGGAATAACACCGTCTCTGACAGCGTTTTCTTTTTGGTAGTCCGTGGGATTTTTTAGTTTTTTATAAACAAAGGCATTGTCAATACCTTTATAAATCTCCACAGCATTAGGCACATTGAAAAACAAATCAATTATGTTGTTGGTCAATGTTATCTCATCAAGACCAAGTAATTTCAAGACATATAAAATGAAATCAATCGGAGATTGGTATGAGTCGCCATATGTGGAAAAAATACCCATAGGGAAATTCTCTATGAGTGTTTGCATCGCACCAATTCTTCCTGCCAACCTGTTATAATCAACTTTCATTAGTTTTTCAATTTGTATGAGTCATAATCGTCTTTATCATCCACATCATTTAATGCCATGTTTTTCAACATTGATATGTCAAGTTTTGTCTCTTTGGAAAATGCAGGGTCGTTTAACGTGCTGTTAATATCGCCACCATGTTTAGCCAGTTCACCCATGAATTTAGCGATTTCAAATTTGGAATCAATGGCTTTTTTCTTGTTTGTCATAAAGTCGTTCATGGCTTTGGCGTATTTGGTTTTTTCCTCAATTGTTATACCTTCACTACCTAACACGATATTGTTTTGTATTTTGTCCATTTCACCCTGTATTTGGTTTATCAACCTACAAGATTCTTCATATATTTCTTGTAGTAATTCCTCAATTTTCTCTATTGAATTAAGTCTTACTTTGTACCTGTTTCCCATAATATACACATTTTATTATAAATAGTTGTGGCAAGTTTTTTTGTCACAACTATTGTTCTTCAAGTTCTTTTTTTTTGATATTGAAATAAAGCGTAAAATATTTTTTCATGTTTTCCCTGACCACTTTGGTTGACATCATGGTTTCTTCCCTGAGAAAATATAGTACCTTGTTTTTTTGTAGTTTATTACTGTCTTCAGACAAAACCCTTGTTTCCCAATTGTCCAACAATTCCACGAGTGCTTTTCCTACTTTAATTTCCCCATCATTTAAGTTATTTGTCTCAGGATTGTCAATCATTTTTTTTATCTCATTTGATGTTTTTTCTATGAGATTTTCAGCGAAAGAATATGCTTTTTCATCCTCATTGATATATTTGATATTATTGTCATAAATTTCAGACACATTATCATAAGGAGCATTTCTTTTTTGATTGTTAACATATTGTATTCCTTTCGCCATCAAATAATTTTTACATATTGTTTGATAATATGAAAATGCCTTATTTTTCTTTTGAACAAGTTTATATAACAATATATTATCATCTTCTGATATTATTAAATATTTAGGACAATCTTTGTCAGTTTTTTTCAGAAGTTCTTTACCTTCGTTTATATCACACATGACAGCGTTTGTGTTTTCAGGTAACTCACTTATTTCTTGATATTCATAAGAAACCGGTTTATAATGAGAAAATTTTGACATCAAATAAGAAAACGTGTCATTAAATGTCTCTTCGAAAAGTTCGTCGGGTACATATAATTTATATCGTCTTATAATAGCCTCAACCATTTTAGTAAACGCAGGTAAAAGTATCTCATTGAAAATGGTATTCTTTTTGTTTATATCAGTTGTGTTAAGATAATCAATTACTGCTTGTTCTTCTTTCTCATAAAAATAACCTTTTCTCTCTTTTGGTTTTCTTCCTCTACCCATTTGTTGCACTTGTTATTGCAACAATATTTTTTCTTCTACATGTTATACAAGTACTTTCCTTAAAAAATCACTCATCTCGGATGAGTCTTACCATTAAAAAATACTGTTTTTATTCTTCGTACTTATAATGTGATTTATCCCTTTCTTTGTTGAAGAAATAGTCCTTTTGGGCTAAATCAATCCAAAAATCAGCCTCTTCTGGTTTGAGTGTCGTGTTATATACATCAGAAATAGAACCAGGTCTGTTAAGCATATGCTGGTAGCCAACTTTAGGAATAACAAAAACCTTTTTGCCATTATGAATACATCTTAGCAAAAACTCATACCAAAATGTTAACTTAATTGACGGTTTGAGTTTACCGACACTCACAAAATCCTCAGTCTTAAAAATACCGCCAGTAGTGTTGAAGTTCATGTACGACATTAGTGATTCATTGTCAAGATACCCCAAATTCTCAGAGAAGGATGTCGCCCAAACAGCCTCATTAACATAACCTATCGCACCGTCTTCAGGTTTATCGTACATAACGATTTCGGTAAGTGGCAAAAAGACTGAAATATCTTTGTCCGTTTCCTTATATTCCTCAAAGTTTTTAAACCAATTGGGTGTGTACACATCGTCAAACTCCAAAATTGAAAAATATGTCTTACATTTTTCAACCGCCTTGTTAATTTGTGTGCAGAAATCAAGTTTTTTGACACCCAAATAAGTCATATTGTCTTCAGAATAATCTTTTTTAACTGACTCAATTATATCATCGGTTGACACAAATAGTAGTTCAGTGTCAGTACCAGCGGCCTTTTTAACGCTATCAATCGCTGTTGATAACATTTTCTTTGTTTCATCACTATAATCTTTTAAAGGTATAATAACTGTTAAGTCTTTCATTTTTATTCATTTTTTGTTTTTATTTGTGAAAGAGCCTCCTCAAAATCACTGACTCTTTTTTGGAAAATATTTCCATATACATGCTCAATTTCTTTTCTTTGAGTCTCCTGTGTATATTGGTTATCTAATTTATGCGTGTTTGTGTAAATTTCATTAGGTATCCTATCCAAAGTCCAACTTCGTATAATACTTGCAAGCATGTCAGGCAAATCATCAATGTGGTCAAACCAAATACAAGCGTCAGTCAAATGCTCATTACCGTTCTTGTCTTTTTCAATGTTCCAATCACTGAATGTTTTGGGTGTCTTTGCAATAAGAATACTTCCACACCTCATGGCTTCAAGTGCAGTATATCCGAAATTAGTGTTTTCATCAATCCATACCGTGAAAGGTGTTTCCCTTAAAGCATCACTTAAAGTTTCTTGGTCAAGACCTCTTAGTTCCCTAAAAGATACCCACTTATAAATCGGATATTTCCAATAGAACGGTTTCATAACCCTATAAACATCCTCTTGGTTTCTTGCAATTACATTAACAATCAGTTTCCTTGGTTTATCACTATCCCTGAAAACAGGTCTGATTGACGGTCTCACCACATGTGTTTTTAAACCAGGGAAATACTCGTTTAATTTTTCCTCCTGTACCTTTGATGTGGTAATCGCATTATATACTTTCATGCCAAGAAAATCTGTGGATATTGGCATGAACTCAGGTAAATTATTGTAATTTTGTACAATCGCTATTTTTTCACAAGGGAGTTTTTTCACACTACCCATAACTGTTGTAGCGAAAATTTCGGGAATGAAAAGGAAATCACTTGCTGAAATCTCAACATTTTCCTTCTCAACATTTTTGTGTGGCAATTCATTATATTTTTCACCAAGCCATTCACCAACACCAATAAACTCATCTTTCTCATTATGTAACATTGTTACATTGTAACCCATTTCCTTTAATGTATATGCGGTTTGATAAATGTATTCCAACGAACCTGATGGATTACCTTTAGTGTCAAGTACATAAAAGAAAACATTAAAATCTTTGCTCTTTATTTTTTCAATACTTTCCTCAATGGTTTTTATCATATCTTCTTTTTTTAATTCAGCCATATGTCCTATACAATTTCTTTAATTATTCCACAATTTAAACAAGTGTTAAATGCCAATGCGGACGAAAAATCCATATCATCACCAATAGCATCAGGTATATCCAATAGTTTAAGTATAAAACTTTTCACAATGTCTTGCATTAACACATCCACCTGTGTGTTACTGTATTTATTCTCCTCCACAACCTTTTGTGTGACAAAAGTCCCATTGTTTTCCTCGTCGTCTAACGATGAGACATCCGTGATTTTAGTGTCAGTTAATTGCTCTTTCCCACTAATAAAGCAAATTTCCTTCACCTTTTCCAAATCAAAACAATAGGGTTTCTTATTAATCACAACAACATAATCATTTTTAAACTGATTCATTTTCTATAATTTTTAAAATGTTATTTTCTTTAAATAAACCGGATAATGTCTTGAACTCATATTTAGTCTCAACATCCTGATTGTATTCTGCTTTGATTTTTATAACGGTTTTTCCTTTCGGACAACTCTTAATCAAGTTTGGGTTTGCTGTTATGAGCATGTCACATCTGTCCCATATTGTTAATGAATCCACAGGTAAAAACACTTCTCTCACACCACAGTTTAGTTTTGATATGAAAAAATACGTGTAACCAATGGTTGCCCCATATTCGAACGGTGACACAAAAATCACATCAATTGGTGTATTACTTTCATTTTCTTTTAATTCATGAAGCCAAGTATTTAACTCAACAGGAAGATTTTTTGTACAGGTATCACATTTACCATATAATTCCCAAGCAAAATCTTCATATACAAATTTTTGATACGCCTTTTGTGTTTTGAAAGGTAATACACTTTCCATATCATTTGTCCATATTGACAAGTTTTCTGTATCGTATTCCCTATTGTAGTTCAATAAGTATTCTTTTAAAAAATTATTGGTGTAGTCCCTGACCACATCGTTTAAATCTATCGCGATTCTCATTGTATTTAATTTTCTTTTTTATTTAACGAAAAAGTCTGTGTTGACAATTCATTTTCCTCTTTTTTATCAATATCTCTTTTTAACGCAAAAATGTCAATACCGTTTTTCTTAGCATTGTCTCTAACCGCTTTTGTTTTTATTTTCTCATCAATTTCTTTGGTCTTATATTTTTCAATAACACTTATTCCGTCAGAAACCATATCAGCCTCAAAGGTCAAAACAAAATTACCGTCAAACGCATATATGCCTTTATATTCTATATTTTGGAATTTAAATTCACATAAGTCATTTTCACCATGGGCTTTGTCTGTAATGAAAGAAATCTCTTTTAATGTTGTTATGTCCGACTTTTTATTACCGGTCTTTTTCAATTCATTGAGATTTGCAATAAAAATAGCGTCCACTTTACCAAATTGACTTGCGTACATTGTGGTATACAAATCAAGATAAACCTTTTCACCGTTGTTCCTCACAACAATTTTGTTGATATAGTTTTCCAATTTAAATCTCGGAATAAAATTGTCTCTCTCAAAGTTAAAAAGTGACACATAATCGTCATTACCATATTTGTAAAAGTCTTCAGGAACAAAATTATTATGCTTTGGAATCAGTTTGTTGTCTTGTATAACCCTTATCGGTAATTTTTCCGGATTATATACATCAATTTTAAGTGTAAAATCAAGAGCAGTCTTTTTCCTTGCCACAGCCTTTAATGGGGTGCTGTCACCGTCATCAAAACCACCTGTTATGTCAACATGGTAATTTTTTGATTCTATTAAGGTTTTGTAATACTCATATCTCAGTTCCTGTACCCTTTGCGTTTCCTCACCCCTTAACATGTCTTGTACGGCAGTGTGTGTCTCTTGCTCTTGGGAAATTTCTGTGTCACTACTACCGTAAGACGCTGATTGTGATATAACCTCATCAGCACCTTTAAGTCCATGGAATAAACCGTGGAAAAACACTTTAGTGTTTAATATTAATTTTTTAAACATCTAATTCCTTAATTTTCTTTTCAATTATTCCAAGTATCTTGTTCTCAACATCAATGTACTCTTTGTACTTTTTATTGAGTATTTCATACTCTTCTTTTTCAGTGTCACTCATAAACTGTGTTGGCACACCCCTATATGAGTCAGCACTTTTAACTGTCCTGTCAATAATTAAATCACATGCCTTTATGCAATCTATAAGTTCATGTAAACTTAAATTCTTGACCCCACTTTTAGTATTTTTTCCTTTGGTATTCACCTGTTTCTGTTCCATATTTTTTTCTTTTTAAGATAAAAAAGAGAAAAAAAATTGTCAATAATTTTAGGAAAAAAAATGGCATGATTATTCAAAATAAAAAAGAGAGATAAATGATTACCTCTCTTTTCTTTTAGTTTCCCATTCCTTCCCAAGAAATATGTTCCACATCACATTCATTAAAAGAAGACGCATATTCTTTTTCTTTTATTTTCTTTCTTATGTTGTCTTCATCCACTTTTGACCATTCATCATCACGATTCATTGCCTCGTAATAATCTTTATATAAATTTTTACTCATTTATCTCATTTCTTTTTCTTATTTCTTTATACCATTCAGCCCTTCTCTTCGTTTGTGTTTCAAGATTATATTGGTCTTTAACATGTTCATACATGTTATTTTGAAGCAATTTTATATATTCAGGATGATTAGTAAGCCATTTAATGGCATTAGCCCAACCCTTGTGTTTTTTAGCTGGGTCAATAAGTATACAGTTACCTGTCTCATCAAGACCACCGCCTTTCTTGAAAATACTTTTACTACCGATTGTGTAAGGACCAAAATTTGTAGCGACAACCGCTGTTTTAGTAAAACCTGCTTCAACAAATTTCAACTCAGATTTAACCTCACTGAATTGGTTTGTTTCAAGAGGTACCAAAAGTACATCTATATTGCGGTAGTGTTTACCAAAACTGTTAAGGTCTTTTGTCCACTCTCTTCTATATGGTTCATTTGCGACATTAGGCCACTGTGCCTCAGGTAAGAACTTAAACAAGAAGTCCTTATATTCAGGTGAGACAATTTTGTAATTATTAGTGACATTTCTTTCATATTCAAACCAAACACTTTCTGTTGGTTTGATGGGTCTTGTCCCCACAACCTCACCGTTTTTTCCGATAATTGTTGTGCTACCCTTCAAATCATAGCCGCATAGAACGATTTGTATTTTATCTAAGATATCTTTTCCAAGACATGATATAACACCTTGAAACTGTTCCATGTCCCTTTTATGTGATGACCCCATAACAAAACCGAACCTTATTCTATCAGAAGGATTTTTAATTGGTTTGAACTGTTCTTGGTTTGTGTCAATTGCGTTGGGATAGACAACCACATTTTTGTTAAATTTCTTAATTTTATCAGCGAAGATTTCCGTTGTTGTTGTGACATAATCAACCAAAGGAAAGTTACCTGTTATTTTTTCAGG